CAACGAACAACCCCGGATCTTCTTTGTGGCAGACTCGCTGGTAGAATATGACGGTGCAATGTCAGAACAGAAGCGCCCGACGTGCCTCCGCGAAGAGTTCGATTCATACGTGTGGGCGAAGAAGCCCGGCGACAAGGGCGCGAAGGAAGAGCCATACGACGCGGATAACCACGCTATGGATGCTCTTCGGTATGCGGTCATGTCGATCGACACGGGCGGGGCTGGCGGTTACGTAGGAGTGGTCGAATGGGACTGATCGGGAACATCCTGAACGCCTTCAAGGCCACACGTCGCCCGCCGAACGAAGGCGAGCAGCGGTACATCGGCGCGAGCATCCGCACGGGCGAGGAGATTACGGGGCGGTATGACACGTTGAACCCGCGCGACATGGCGAGCGTTGCGCGTTCTATCAGCGGGTCGATCTTCAACGCCGCAAGCCTCATCTCTCGGGCTGCGGCGCGTGGTGAAATCAAGCTGTATCGCGCGTCCACGGGTACCGCTCGCAAGGGCTACGCACAGGACGACGACGAATCGGAAGAGGTGACTGACCACCCGGCGCTTGACATTCTGCGTGACCCTGACCCGTCTATGTCGTGTTCCGACGTGCTGCAAATGATCTACTGGTATCGCGAGGTGTGCGGGCACTGTTACATCTGGACGGGCGGCGCTACGCCTACGGGGCTGTACATCCTCCATCCGCAATGGACGCGGCCTGTGCTGAGCAAGACGGAGGGCGTAACCGAGTACAACTACGGGCGTGAGAACATGCGACCGTTGCGGGTGCCCGCGTCCGAAGTGGTGGTTAGCAAGTGGATGGTTGACCCCGTGGCCCCGTGGCAGGGTACGTCGTGGGTGCGATCCATCGAGCGGTATGCGGACTTGGAAGACGCGGCGGTAACGGCAGAGCTTGCACGCTGGCGGAACTCGGGGCAGTACGGGTCTGTGTTCAAAGCCCCCGGCAACTGGACTCTCGACAAGATCAAGCAAGCCGAGGCGCTGTTGCGATCGAAGGGCGGGCCGCTCGCGGCTGGTAAGGCGCTCGTCGTGCAAGACTTGGAAATGGTCCAGTCCGCAACCAAGCCCCACGAAATGAACTACCTGCCAGGCTTGCAACAGGCCGAGGCTGCGATATACCGCGCGGCGGGTGTGCCGGACCCGATATGGAAGATGAACGACGCCATTCAAAGCAACGCCGCCGAGGGCGGGTTGCAATGGCAGCGCGCGATTTACGAGCGGCAGTGCCGGGTTGCCGAGGACTTCACGGAGTGGCTGTTGCCCATGTTCGATGTGGAGCCGGGAACGATGTGGTTCGCTTACGAGAACCCCGTGGAGGAAGACAAGTCCGCCGAGGCTGTGCGGGTCGGCGCTGCGTTCCAAGCGGGCGCGGTGTACCTCAACGAATACCGCGAGGCTCTGGACCTTGAACCGGTGGACGACGCTCTCAACACGATGGGCTCGCCTATCGCGCGGCTTGGTGTGCCGAACGCAACGGGTAACGCAACGCCGAACGCAACGCCTGACCCGAAGGCGAAGCCCGAGGCCAAGCCGACCGGCGAAGCCCCGGCAGACGCGGCACAGGCGGCGCTCAACGGCGCACAGGTAACGTCCATCGTCACGCTGGCGAGTCAGGTATCGGCGGGCCAAATCCCCATCGAGACGGCGTACGCGATCGCACAGGCCGCGTTCCCCGCGATCCCGACCGAGACGCTCGATCGCGTGTTCAACCCGCTACGCAACTTCACCCCGGAGGCCCCAAGTGGTACGAATCAGTCCAGCACAGAAACGCAAGCAGGCGGCAATCCGCCTAACGGTGGACGCGGGCAAGGTGGTACACCTGATGATGGAGGCGATCCGCGATCCAAAGACGCTGGCAATGACCCCGGCGCAAAGGCTCGCGGAAACGCTGCCGGACTTGGCCGTAAAGCGGGTAAGGTTGAACTGATCCACGTTCAGCGGTGGGGCGCGTTCTGTTCCTGCGGGTGCGCGCACAAGGCCGCGGACACAAGCGACCCCATCGAGGCGCGTATCTTCCGGGCGGTGCAGGACTGGGCGAACGACGCACTGACCCGCGGCATCGCTGGCATCGGTCCCGATGGGTCGTTCGATATTTCCAAGTTGGCAAGTGCGGAACTGGAGAGCGTTCTGCGGGCGAGCATCACGGCGGCGTTCAACGCGGGCGCTGTGGACATGATCGACACGGTGGGCGTCGATACCGAACCGCTCACGTCCGAGGCCGCGCGCGAGTACGTGCAAGGCTACACGTTCGAGCTGGTGAAGGGCGTTACCGAAACGATGGCCGATCAGATGCGGACCGTGATTGACGACGGGCTCGCGAAGGGCGCGACGATCAATGAAATCCAGCAGCAGTTGACCGACCGCGTGCCCGAGGTGAGCTTGGCGCGTGCCGAGACGATCGCGCGGACCGAGACGGCGCGGGCGTTCCAGAACGGGTCACTCGCACAGGCGAAGGAACTAGGTTTCGAGGGCAAGGAATGGCTCCTCTCCGGCAACCCCTGCGGGCTGTGCGAGGGCGCGGCGGCGGCGCTGCAAGGCGTGGTGACGCCGATTGATGAACCGTTCTTCCCGGCTGGGACGACGATCGTGGGCACGGACGGGAAGGTCTACACCATGTCCCGCCCGATCATGGCCGCGTGCGACTTGCACCCGAACTGCAACTGTCTGCACACGACCGTACAGGAGATGCCGAAATGAAATGGGAGAACTACATCACAACCCTACGCGAGCGGGCGACCAAGCGGTACGCGGGCGTTGACCTTGCCGTGAAGGCGTTTGCACAACCGAACACGTCGGCGGGCGTGCCCAGCAAGGGCCAGCCGTTCCAGATCGAGGGCTACGCGACGACGGACGCCGTGGACTTGGAACGGGAAGTGATCCTGCCGGACGGCATCGACATTGTGTCGTACTTCGCAACCAACCGCTCTATGTTTGTGGATCACAACTACGACATTCTGAGCTGCGTCGGCAAGTGCCGCAACCTCAAGATCACGCCGAAGGGGATCATCTGTACGTCGGTCCTGATCGGCGCACCCGGTAACGCCATGCGTGATTGGGTGCAGGCGCTGGCGTCGGAGTACCAGGTCGGTTACTCGGTTGTGGTGGAGCGGATCAGCAAGGGCGCACCCACACCGGACGAAGCGAAGAAGTACCCCGGCGCGAAGATCATCACGCGTACCTCGCGGCTCATTGAAATCAGCTACACCGCAATCCCGATGAACGGCGAGTGCCAAGCGGTGGGAGTTGCGGCGGAGGCCACGAAGGCGCTACAATCTCCCGTCAAGCCGAAGCGTACTATCGTTCTGCTGAGTCCCTGACCTTTCGCCTTCCCGCTGAGCGGTAACGTTCGCGGGAGGTTTCAAGTATCGCGGCAAAGTCCACGGGTGCCCGGTCATGTGACCTGAGCCACCCGGCACAGCGTCCCGGTAGGTGTTTCTCACTTACAGGAGTTGTGCTATGGACTGGTCGAAGATTGTCAAGGTTTTGACGGCAAACGGTTTCACCGGCGATGGTTCCGACCTTGCCGCGGTGAAGGCGTTTGCAGCGGACTTCAACCTCGTTGGCGAAGACGGTACGGCGATCGACCTTGACGCGGCGCACAAGGCGACCGCGAGCAAGGCGCGCAAGCCGCTCGTCGTCCCGTCGGTTGACGTGGACGCGATGAAGGCCGAGAACGCGAAGCTCCGCGATCAGGCTCGCAAGGCCGCGAGCGCCGCCGCGATGACCGGCGGCGGAACGGACGACGACGACCCGCACGTTCCCCAACCGTTCAAGATCGGCAACGCGGTTGCAAAGTCGTACGATCGGAAGGCCAAGAAGGGCCGCAACGAGACGGCGTTCTCGTCCTCCGAAGAGGCTGAAATCTTCGGGTCGCTGCTCGTTACGAACCTGATGCCGGGCCGTGCAACCAAGCGCATGCGCGACGTTGCCGACATGGCCGTCAAGGCGAACATCACCACCACGAACACCAGCGGCGGGTTCTCGGTTCCGGACATGTTCATTCCGACCCTGATCGAACTCCGCGAGCTTCGCGGCGCGGCCCGCAAGGTGCTGTCGTTCATCCCGATCAAGGGTGACAAAGTGGACATGCCGCGCGACACCGGCGGCGTCACGGTCTACTGGCCCGGTGAAGGCGGCAACATCACCGAGAGCAACCCGACCGGAAACAACGTCAGCGTGACCGCGAACAAGATGACCGCGATCACACGCGTCTCGAATGAGCTGCTCAACGATTCGGCGATCGCGTTCGGCGATTGGGTCGCCCGCCGCATCTCGTACGCGATGGCTGACAAGGAAGACGAAGCGGTCTTCAACGGCGACGGCACCAACACCTAC